GGTCAACAACCCGAACAACATCGTTCTTTTCCATTGACCAATTTTCACCAGTCCACATAGCATAAAAGCTACCACCTTTTACAACAATATCCTTAACATCTCCTCCTTGGTTATCTAGATATGTAAAATCAGCGGAAATAACGGCATCGGCTTTACGATTAGGGCCAGACAATTCCTCAACTGTAATATTGAAGAAATCTGGTTTTCTGTCCGTCATATAATTCTCCTCTAATATCCTATCCAAACAACCTTCGACATATCAATCATCTTCATATTCAAGCCTGAGCGGTATGTTGGTGACTTTCTATCGTATTCAAAAACAAATACTGTGTTATTAAGAAATGCCTCCTTGAAAGCTTTGTATTGCTCGGCAGGAATAACTTCCTTAACATAATCGTCACCAGTAAAGGAATATGTTACTTCAATATACTCCTTTTCCATACAACACCGCCTTAGAATTCGTCATCATCGTCGAAGCCGTTTTGTGCTTTCCATTCTTCTTCGAATGTTGAAGCGCGGCCAATGAATTCATTGTATTCGGTAAATAGGCGAATTTCGTGTCCAGTAAGTTCAGCAACACCTGAGTCTACAACACGACCGAACATACCAAGCTTCTTCATACCGTTTCCGATATTTTGAACGTTGCGGTGTTCCATAACCTTAGAGATTACAAGAAGTTGTTGTTCGATGTTTTCGCAGTCAAGGATGCCAGATTCATGCATCATATATGTGATAAATGCAAGCGGAGTTCCTGCTTCAGTGTCACCTACAAATTTCTGAGCGAATTCGTAAAGGATTTCGCCAAAGGACACTGGGAATTGCGTAGTTGAGTAATATGTGTCTGGGCCGAAGAAGTCTTCACGGCGTTCGTAAACTTCCTCAAAGATATTGTTGTCAAACGCATTATATGGTTGTACAACTTTAGTGTCATTCACTTCAAGCAGTTGTGAGAAGCGGTCAATAATCACATCTAGGTTAGATGTAGTAACAAGGATACCTAAATTATACCGGTTGGAAGTATCATTTGCTACAGTAGGGCCGTCATCATAAAGCTCGCTAATCATTACGGCTTTGTATTGTTCCCAGGCCGCTACACTGTTAGGGTCTGTGTCATGTCGCATGGATTGTCCTTCATTTCCTTTCAATTCTTTAGCTGATTCGATGATGAAATACGGGATATCAGCTTCTCCCGTATTAAAGTATTCGTTTTCTTGCCAGACATTATGGTGGACAACTTCTTCTTCTTCTGCTGTTTGTTGAGCGCCTGCGTGATAATCTTCTTCCTCACTGGGAGAGTGGATGTCGGCAGCCTCCGGATTGTCCGTGAAAATATTGCGCTGTTGACGAGCGCGCATTTCTTCAAGCTCTGCGTTCTCCTGAGCAATTTGCGCTTCTGCAATAGCCCAGTTTTCGTCAATTGTACCAGATGTAAGTTGAGACAGGTTTTCTTCCATAAGTTCTAGTTGGACGTCCTTATTGGCAATAATATCCTTAAGTTCGTCCTTTTCGCGCTCAGCTTCTTCTTTGATTTCAGCGATTTGCCATTGCGCTTCTTTCACTAGTTTAAATATGAAATAACCAAGTCCGGCCATTGTAAGACCAACACCAGTATAAAGAATTACTTTTTCCTTATTCATATTATTTCCTTTCAAGAATGGCTTGGATACAACCCTTAACCATATTAAGTTCTTCTTCAGTTAATTCTACACTCATTGTTGAGTCATAATTATCTTCAACAGCGACTGAGAATTTGTCATTGCCCTCATCATAATTAAGAACAACCTTTTCTTGACTTTGTAGTCCGATTGTAATATCACTCATAATATACCTCCTGAGGATACAGTGGAAGACCGGGAATCTCGAAGTTGTCCGGCCTAGTCCTTTACTCTCTATATCCTAAATAAGATTAAGCTTCTTCAACAGCAGGTACAACTACCACGGGCTCGTAGAGTTTTTCCCATGTGGATTTAACGGCTTCAGCGATATCTTCAGCGGAATGGTCGTCAGTAACCTTAGGTGTGTAGTTGGAATGTGCATAACCTTCATCATTCACTGTAATCCAGCGTGTTTCAAGTTGATTAGGAAGCAACATATCCAAAGCGTTAGATGAAACCTTTTCTACAGTAGTTTCATACTTTTCAATGGTGTCTGAAAGATGTTCTTTAAGGTCATCATACTCAACACCAAGCAGTTCGTATTTGCGTTCTTCTTCCTTAAGCAGACCTTGTCCTTTACGCCAAGCGGACTTGTATCCATAGCAATATCCACCAATAACAGCAACAGACAAGAGTCCTACGCCAACCCAAACAGATTTCTTAACCTTACGTTTGGGTTTCTTTTCAACCACGATTTCAGGCTCAACTTCTTCAAGTCCAGCTTCCATACTGTCAAACAAGTCAATTTGTGAAGTAACTTCTTCTTGTTCAGGAGCATAAGCACCGGTTTGGTTCTTGTAGTCCTTGTAGTTCTTAACTAAAGAATAGCCGACATATCCGAGATTAATAATCCCGAAAATGCCAGCGCCAATTTTGATGATGTCAGATGTTTTCATGTTTGTTCTCCTTTTAGATAAAGTAGTCAGAAATATCACTAGCATAATCAACACTTGATGTGATATCACGGACAGGTTCAAATTCGACTACAGGTACAGGATATGCGTAGCCATTTTCATCACGAACCATAACTACATGTGTGTCAAGTGCAAATAAGTCATGGTCAGTCCAGCCAAGCTCAGAGCCAGCACGACGTTGTGGACGAGTGAGTGGGATTTTAAGTGCGTCATATACAGTGGTTAAAGTCAGGAAGCCTTGACGACGAAGTTTTTCAGACAAAGCGTTGTCGATAGATGCGATAAACATTTGATTGTAGTTCAAGTCATCTTTAGCAAACTCTGCGGATTTGTTGAATAGTGTATATTCCATCCATTGGCATTCGTCAGCAGCCACGGTTGTAACCTTCTTAGGATTTTCCTTACCTTCTTCTTCTGGGCCAGCTAGGGTTTCTTGGCGCTCACCGATAAATTGAGCATTAGGGTCATCAGGATATTGCTCCCGGATTTGTTTACGCAGACGGTGGTTAGCCTGAGTAGCTGTAGCAAGTGCAGAAGCAAGCAATGCGTTACGTCCAGTCAAGACATGGTATGAGCGAAGGATAGCAGCGGTAGATAAAGCACCAGCAGTGATAGCAGGGGCAAGGGCTTTGGTTGTACGTAGGATTGTGTCACCAATTGGTATGGGCATATCATTTTCACGTAGATATTCCACGTCTTCAACAATCGTGTTGATTTTGTCTTTAGCCTTATATGCAAGGACAGCAGTAACACCGAAACCAACAAGCCCAGCAGCAACCATAATAAGCGGTTCTTTCTTCTTGTAATTAAATGCAAGAACTTCCATGTTTTCCTTAAATGTTTCCAAATTCCATTTAGCCATAATTTAAAATACTCCTTTTTATTTAAATAACTTATCCATAATCCAGCATACAACACTGAATAAACCAATAACAAACGCAAACTTAATAATAATGTATGCGATAAACCCAAGTAGGGCGAAGAATAAAATAGTTAAAATAAGACTTAACATATTAGTCCTCCTTAGCCACCTTTTCAGTAGCTTCCAGAGCTTTATCCAAAGCTTTCTTTCCGTTTTCAACCATAAATGGCACTACACCAAAAGCAACGATTTTAACAGCATTAAGTAAAAATTTCTTGTTCATTGTATTTTCTCCTTTTCTTAAATAACTTCTACAGGCGGCAAAGCAAGTGTGTATTTACCGCGGACAGGAATAATGCGGACACTGTTGAGGTTTCTCCAACCGTATGAGTTATCCGTGTAGTTTGTGCTAGGCTGACCGGCGTAATCATAGTAGTCAGCAAGACGAGCATAGCCGTAGTTCATAATATCGCTATTGAGACTGTCTAAGACAACCTTAGCGTCATTGTGGGTGAACAGGTAGATTTCTTTGACACGGCCAGGATTATTTACAGGTTGTGGTTCAATAACGCTTGTCGGATGATATGCACTTGAGTAGTTCGTGTAGGTACGGCTACCTTGAACACCGCTACTACGCATAGGGTTATTCCAACCAGGCGAGTTGTTATATCGACCACGGTCTTCGCCATAAGCAGCCATGTTCACACCTGTTGTGATTGAGTTTACAACCGTATCCTTAATCGCAGGCACAATAACCTCACGACCAAGATATCCAAAAATAGCACGGACGCCATTAGGCCCAATAAGCCCTTTAACCAATCGAGTCATCAGGCTTGGCTTGAGTGGTTCGGCAGAAGAGCTAACAAGCGCTTTTTTCGGTTGACGCTGAGCCACATCAACTTTTCCATCATTGGGTGTAGCTTCTTGAGGCTTAGCAACATTCGTAGCTTGAATGTCATTGTAGTTAGTTTCGGTCATATGTTCTCCTTTTCAAAAAAAAAAAATGAAAGTAGACTTTCCTTGTTTCCTGCTGGAATCAAACCAGCGCCTTGCAATTACTCATGTGCTCTCATCGTACACCAAGTACTCCAAGGGGTCTCCTTTCTATATAGTGCATGGTAAAAATTTTAAAGAATATGGGCTGAGATAAGAATAGCTTGTTTGCCGTCTTCATATTCAGAAACGACGGTTTTGTGACGCTTAACCTTCAGCGGCATTCCTTCAATAGACACACGATTGTCTGTAGTACCAAAATTCAATACTAAATCAGTAGCAGCTTGGTGGTCGATCGGATCAATTAGAATAGACCAATGCGTATCATCAATGTTTTTCAATTCGTATGGGTATTTATCCAAATATGTTTTCTTCATCAAGTTCTCCTTCAAAAAAAAAGAAAGAAGTGTAGATTACTCTACAGCTTCCTCGCTTTCTTCAACAACTTCAGGAGTATTTTCATACTCTTCAAGTTTAGCAATTTCATAGTCGCCGTCAATTACATCGGCATCGAATTCAGCGGGCATCCCAGCATCGTATGCTTTCTTGCCAAGGAATCCGATAAGGGCAGCTCCTGCAATAGCTCCACCAATTTTCCATTTGTTAGATTTGACCCAATTCCAAGCTTGTTTAGCTTTTCCTTGTTTCTCTTCAACAACTGGTTGTTGGTCAACCCTCGCAAGAAGTTTAGCCTTCTCTTCATCTGACAAGTTTTCAAATACGCTACCGGCAACAGCCTCTGCATTTTCAATAACTTCAGTAGTTTCTGCTTCTTTCAATTGTTTTACTTTTGACATATTAATGTCCTCCTTTTTATTTGTTCTATATAGTGGTATGTAAAAATTTTTATTTAAACTCAAATGTGATAATCCAGCGTTTATACATGTCGTTATAGTAATAACGAGGTCGCTTGATTTTAGCGGCAATCTTAGGATCTTTCAAATATAGTTGGAATAGATATTCTGCAATATCTTCCATGATATCCAAGTCATCTTCGATATGATCATTGGTACTGATAGGTTTAAGATTGAGTGCAATACCTGTATCATCTTGCCTATTGTAGACGATACTTGTACGATATAAAGCGTTGACCAGAATTACATTGTTAGGGAATAATAAGATTTCGTTACTCATTTCTTTGCTCCTCCTTTTTCAATATATAAGATATCACCGGTAACCATGTTTCCGAATAGGAAATTCTTTTCGAGGCTGGAAGTCTTGGCATATACGACATCGCCTTCCTCGATAGAATAGTCTTCACCGCCATCTTTCTTGGTAAGCGCGGCATATACAGGGTCTCCTGCGCCTTTTAGGGTTACCTTGCCGAAGTAGCCGTATTCGTCTTTACTTTTATCATAAGCTGACATATCAACAGATACAACTTCCCAGCGAGTAACCTTATACCAGTCTTCTGTTTTCTTGAAGTCTTTAGCGTCTTCCAAGGTTACAATATCTGCATGCGGTGGGTGAGGGATAAAATACCAGACACCACAAGCAATAGCGCCGATAGTAGCAATAGCAGCGATAATCAACAATAGTTTATTTTGGTTTTTGATTTTAAGGTTAAATTTCATGTTCATATCCTCCTTCGATAATAAATTCATCAAGAATTTTGTTTGCATTTTTGATTGACTCTTCAATATAAGATTTATGGTCTGCGCCTAGTTGGGCAAAGTTATGACCACAATACCAATTACCACCATACTCCTCAGTACACCAGTCAACCCATTCTTCAGCCGTCTCCATCATATATTGTGTTAAATATAGTAAAACAACAGCTTCGGTTGTGATGAAATGGATAAAGGACAAGTCATTCATCTTTTTAAGACGCAACTCACGGTTCTTGGTTTGGGCGATACGTGCCGTACTTTCTGACATCAATTTCCTCCTTTAGCTTGATGTAATATACGAATTATGTTATAGTAGCAATCACGGAAATATTCCATTTTGTATACTATAACGTCCCATGTGTCGTGGTTATTGACTCGGGGCATATCCGTTTTTACCATTTCGATACAGTTCTCAAAGTCCGCATCGGTTGGTGATAAATCAAAGTCTGTAATCTTAGTACGAATACGAGTAGTAATCTTATCGATACCATCCTGCCCAACGTTGGTTATTGTTCGAACCTTGAAATATGCGAAATATAATCCTCTGATATCTTCCTCATACTTCTTGATAAGGTCAGAAGTATAATAATTTTGGATAATAACCATAGTTGAAATGAATATAATCTTAAACATTTCAAAGTCGTATTCGTTACATTCAAGATGATTATCGGCCATAATCCCGAAGATATATGGGTAGAATAGCTTTCTAAATCCGATATCGGCTTCCATTAGGCTATAGATAGTAGGATAATTATCCTTATCGGCGTACTGCATAGATATCACTCCTTTTATATTATACCCAAAAAAAAAAGAAAGAAGTGTACATTAGTACAGCTTCTTAATAAAATTCTTTGCGCTAGAAGTGAAGAGCCCGTCTTCGGCTTCATAATCCCTGATGATTAGGATACCCGCGATACTAGCGATAGCACCACCAACAGTAGTGATAATAGCCGCCTTAACCTGTGGTTCGAGTTTCTTTTCTTTACCTTGCATATGACGGACTTTAATATCCGTCAACGTTTTGGTGAGAAAATCAATATCGTCCAAGATTTTGACTTCTTCCTCACTACCCGTTGGCACTTCAGCCAGTTGGGTATTCAGTTCATCGAGTTTAGCCTCGATAGTTTCTTCAATTTTAGCAACGTGTTTTTTCTTAAAAAGTTTCATAACGTTTCCTTCCTTTCTATATAGACGGTTGTAAAAAATTAAAAGAGTATTGTATTAATACTCTTTCTTCAATTTAGTTAGAACGTATCTTGTAACCTCAAGACGTTCATTGTGTTTCGCGGCATCTTGTTCAACATAGCCGTTCTTAACAAGCCTATCAATATAAGCTTCCTCCATAACAGCGTATGCAGCAAGACAACGAAAACCAACAAATCTTAAAAATTTACGCATAACGTTTACCTCTCTTTCTATTAGGAGAGTTGTAAATATTTATTCTTTCTCATCAGCTCCACCGTCGGGCAAGTCATTTGAATCCCAGTATATTACTAAACCAATACGAGGAGGTGTACTACCAAAACCTAAACCATATTGTGGGCGGACAGTATATCCGTTATCTTCAAGTTTGATTTGAATTTCATCAAAAATGAATTGTAGAGAATCTCTCCATTCTTCATCTGGAACATCGACATCGGGCCTAATTGATTTTGCCAAAAGTCGAATACTGGTCGAGCCGAGTTCAAGATTCTCTAACCGATCGTTTAGCTTTTCATATACCTTAGTTAAGTCGATACCAGACCTTACGGCGTTACGTTTGTCCGCGATCATCTGTCTAATTTCCGCTGCTGTTTTGAGTTTTGTCATTTCCTTCATCCTCCGTTTTTCCTAATGTAAGTTTTAGATTTTCATATTTTTCCTTCAAATCGAGATATTCATCGTAGTAATAAGTGGCGACGTCATCTCGAAATTCCCATCGCTTCTTATACATATCGCGTTCCTCAGTTAGAGCCTTAACCTCTTTCTGATGCTTTTCTTCCAGCTCATTTATCTTTGTGCTTGTATTAATCTCAATTAGCGTAATGCAGATTGTCACAAAAATAAGAGCCGAGACAATAACCGTCGTTAGTTCTTTCCATCTTGTCGACATAGATAATCCTTTCTAAAAAAAAAATAAGAGACCTTTGCAGATCTCTGTTTAGAAAAATAGGTCTAAAATCCATAGACCCAATAAGAATTGCCACCAAGTCATATCCTTGTCTTCATTCTTCTTGTTCATTTTATTTACCTCTCTTTCTATATAGATAGTTGTAAATGTTTTGAAAAAAAAAAAGAAATGAGCGTATCAAACGCTCACCTTAATCCATGTAGTGTCTTCGTCGCTAAATAGTTCAGTACGATAACCAGCCTCCAATAGTGCTCCGTATACAAGATCTAGATTACCAGACAATGCTCGGAAATCAATTCTATTAATACCGAAATCTACGACTGTAATATTCGTGATTTCAATATCAACTTCACCTTCCAAGTATTTGTCTGCAATATAGTCATGGATATGTTCCACAATTGCATTCAGGTTATCGCGAACTGTGTTGCGATCTTCCAATTTTAGCATAGACAATTTGTTCATAATAAGTTACCTCATTTCTTTATTCTATATAGAGATATGTAAAAAGTTGAAAAAAAAAAAAGAAAACCGAAGTTTTCATTTAACGCCCGAATAGCGCTAAGATGAATCCTCCGATTACTCTTAGAATAGCTAAGACTCCATAAAATAGAATCCATAGTACTAGCAACACTGAAATAAATACTGCCATTTTATTCTCCTTTTTATATTCATAGTATTCTATATAGTGAGTGGTAAAATTTTTAAAAGAAAAAAAAAGAAAGGGTTGTAATAACCCTCTAAATATAAACATATCGTAATACTCTAAAGTATTTCCGAAATATCGCAGTCATCAAGGTGTCTAATTCCTTAATAGCCTGTCGTTCTTTAAACCCTTTAAAGATACCGTCTGCTTTTCTCCATTTATCAACAACAATAGTAAGTCTACATAACAAGACCTCAAACTCTCGTTCTAAGTTCATATCATGTACAAAATCACCATTCTTCCAATATCTGAATAGTTCAAGACAGCTATCTTTAAAAAGTAAAGCATAAACGATCTTCTGGAATTCTCCTTTGCTACAACCATAATCGAAATAAAACTTTATGATATTGTTCGTTACTTTATTAACTTCCATAGTTATTTACCTCTCTTTCTATATAGATAGTTGTAAAAATTAAAAAAAAAAAATGAGCGTTGTAGATTTTACCCACACAACGCCCTTAATATCATTCACGAAGTTTCTCAACATACCACTCGCCTGTAATATCGCCTAAAGCCATCCAGCCTTCAACATCATTGTGTCGGACTTTGGCCCAGTGCCAATCACACCTTGTGGTTAGGTCAAGCACTTCGTATTTCTTGTCAATCTCGCAGATACCTATGGACTCAGCTACTCGAGTCGGTTCACGGCGAATATGGATAGACATACGAGGAACCACGAACTTAGGCTCCCAGTAAATATCCTCATACTCTTTAATCTTCTTCTTAAGGGTTTCTAGAGCTTGACGCATACCGCCTGCTCCAGTCCATGGTTGTAGTACACCAAATATCCGAATGAATACAGGCACCGCTACATTCCAATCATAATGCTTAAGATCTCTTCCGTGGGTTTCTTTAAAGATTTGTTTCAGGTATTTAAGATCTTCGGGGTGACCAATATAAGCGACTTCATTCTCATCACCATTATAGTAATAGATTTTGTCCTTATGCCAACCTTGTAAATAATCAAGTTTAGGGTCGCCGCCCTCAATCCTAAATGTAAAATGAATAGCCATTAAGTAGCATTCTCCAATTGTTTGATAATCTTGTCAAGAGTAGCCTTGATGTTATTATCAGATGTTGTTGGTCTAAGTGCTCCAAAGATACGAATATAAACAGGCACTGCATTATTCCACTGATAGTCCTTCAAGTCTCTGCCTGTTGTATCCTTGTAGATAGACCTTAGATATTTCAATTCTTCGGTGTTATGAACTGGTTGAATTTCATTGACCGCACCATTGTAATAATACACGGTACCGGCACTCCAGTTCGGGTCACCTTTGATTTCAAATGTAAAGTCCATTGTCTCTCCGTTCGGTTGAGGGGCTTCAGGAGCTGGGCCACCGGCACCAACATCGCCATCGATACCATCAGAATAAGGAGGGTATGTGAAACCGATAATGGTCTCAGCACCACCACCTAGTGTTCGTGTACGATAACGTGCAGGGCCGCCACCTAGTCCACCATCTACGTTCTGCTCAATAGTTTGGAATCGTCCTGCGCCATCCGGGTTGGATATAACAAGCCCTGTATGTCCATAACCATGATAGGATACTCGCATACAGAATATAGCGCCAGCACGAGGGGCGGTAGCACCAGTTGTGAGCCAACCATTCCCTCTACCAGCGTTAAGCATATCTATACCGTTACCACGCATCGACCGCCCAAAGAATTTCTGGGCAATCATATTAGGTAAGTCAACACATTGAGCACCAAAGGCACCGTCTGCGTCAACCCCAATTCCTCTATCGGCAATACTTCTAGCCCAGTTAATTACTTCAGCTTTGGTCGCCATTATAGTCTCCGTTGTATAGAATTCCTTCTCGGTCAGACATTATAACTTTTGAAGCAAGTTTCGCATCGAGTTCCTTAATATAGGTGTTGCCTCGAAGCTTCTGATAATCAGCGATAATATGTCGGGTCATAATATATTTTTCGTCATAAGTAAATTCCGTAGAATTGTATATAGCGAGATATTCCGAACGTAACATAGACCGCTTAATCGAATTCAACTTATCATTTTGCTCATTAGCATAACGTTGCTGACGTGCGACATCTTCTTCTTTTTCCTTTTTAACCTTATCAATATACATATTAACACTCCTAGTTAGCAAACTGATAAGGGCAATAATAAAAAGAGAAAGGCCCGTTAAGACCTTCTCATCCATCAATAATCTCTGCATTATCTATGTACGCTTCCTAAGTGTATGGTTTATTCTTTTTCCTTTGGTGTGTCATAACCCAAAGCTTGAGCTGAGTCGCCGATACCTTTAGTAGTAGGGTCAGTTACAACACCAAGAATAACCAAGATAAGCACGAAAGTGTTCACACCATCTTTGATGTTAGTTGGGATCGTAAGTCCGAATTGTTGAAGCATCAAGAATACTGCTGAGATAAGAGCAATAAGAGTAGCGCGGTTTTGAAGACGAAGTTTAAGATTAAGTTTCATAAGTTATATACCTCTTTTTGATTTATTTTGAAATTTTAGTGATTAGCGCGAGGGTTAGGCCAAGGCCATGCTACCCCAACGCCATTTTGTTCATTCTTACCGTTCTTGTAGAAGGTCTTGATGGTATCTGCTTCAGTGTATGTGTATTCGCGAATGAACTGCACCAATACACGTTGACCAGTACCAAAGGAGTTGTTGATTTCAGAGTCAATAAGAGCCACGACATCGTTAGCCTTATATGTCTTGCCAACAACAGCGTCTGGTACAAGCTTAAGCAGAGCGCCGTAGAGTGTAGGGTCGATTGGGTCATCGCCAGTGTAGTCCTTAGTGACAGCGTAAATAGTAAACACGTCAATAAGGGCTTGTAAGCGGTCAACCTTCTCATCAGTCTCTTTGATTTTACGGTCTGTAAAGTTCTCAGAGAATAAGATAGCCAGCGCATCATCAAACAATTCATCGTTAGACTTATCGATTGATGTTGGTGGCAAGTTAATTGGGTGGAAAGCGCCTTCAGCATTCCCTAAAACAACACGAGTTGCTAGGGGTTTGTTGTCAGTACTATATGTGAGTGATTTTGATTGAAATTCTAATTTCATTCTATCTCCTTATTTGAGCATTTGCTCCGCCAGTTGCAGGTTGTGTAGACTCTGCAATCCAGCTAGCATGACCACGATACACACGGTTACCACCAGAGGTAGACTCCGTATGAGCGATAGTCCCATCAGCGTTAAATGACCATAGGGCCGGTGCGATTATTGTAGAACCCGAGTTGCGGTAGAGTACAACTTGAGTGTTGACCATAGGTTTGAAACCGTTTGGTATCCGCTCGCCAAGCTTAGCGTTTTCCACATTAACGTTTGGATTAGCAATAGCTGCTACATCCATCGTAACAATACGACCGCGCTTCTGTAAAGTAGCCTTAATACCCCATCCGATTGGAACATCGGTAAGAGTATATATTGGCGTATTGTCGTTATCGATACTAAACCAAGGTGTCCATTTATTTACACCAATCTTCTGACGGTAGCCTAAATAGTTACCACCAAAGGTAAACAGTTCTTGAACGATATAGTTCGCATTATTACCCATGACCCTCAAATAAACAAGAGAGTCGATACCTGGTGGAACGTTTTTAGCATTACGAGCACGATAGAAACCAGCAAGATATACCGTATTAAGGTCTACGCCATCGGTTAGCCAGGTTCCAAACCCATCATCACCAGTTAAAGCATGCGTGGATATTTTCTTATTATTCACATACACATCACCGGCGATATCTAGAGCACCACGTTCCCTGACCTTGTTTATACCGACACCAAATGGGTCATCTGTTCGATGCACCTTAATCGTACCAACAACTAGACTCTGGTCAGACTTATTACCAAAGGCGTCCTCATAAGTGATATAAACGGAAAATGAATTGCCGGTAGAATAATCAGCACTTAAGTCAACTATTGCATCGGCGTCATTTATACCGAATATGCTTACGAGATTACCTGAAGTATCGTTGACAGTAGCATTGGTCGTGGTATTCTTTACTGTAACAGTACGCCGACCGGCATTGACGTTACGGTTCTGGTCATCAAATAATGGGAAAGTTCGGCCGTTAAGATATAGCCTTAGCTTCTTCTCATCATCATTACGGCGGTCAACACGAGCACTACAAACTGGAGGAGAGTAATTGTCGATTTGGATAACCTTCTCAAAGGCGGCAGACGTTAATCCGCGTGAGTCACGGATTGTGACATTTAAGACGTGTTTTCCGCTTGTATTGATGTTGTTGAGAATAACATTTTTACCAACGACCTCTCTTAGAACCTTAGTATCTTGAACGAGTCGAACCGTCATACCATCATCTGGTATAGTCGCGCCGTACTTAGTTTCGAAATCACTAAGAGACACCTGTATCTCGGATAAAATACGAACATATTTTAAGTTCTTAAGTAACTCTTTGCACTTAGCGTGTTGTTCTTCCGTATTAATACCTTTAATAATAGGCTTCTCAGTATCCGGTATTCTAAGTCTGATTTGCGAAGCAGACCGTCCAGTCTCTATGGCCGTACCATTACGGTATGTGATTAGCATAAGCGTCCCCACACCCTCGTTAGACTGTGGAAACTGATTAGCCAAATCCAAAGGAGGCGTCCATGTCGCGGTATCTCTCATCGGATCGATTATCTTTGTATCGACGTCACCGAAGCGCAACCATACAGTGTTATACATCTGGTCTGATTTACGTCTTGCAGTGAAAGTAATCGGCTGTCCGAGAACCCCGCGATAGTCACCCATTGGTTCTGAGGCACGAGGGATATCAGGTAGCGGGTATGACCTAACTCCTGTATCTATTGGTGAAGCAAATCCAGCATAAGAATTATCACAAGATAACTTTACCCGAACATATGCGTTTTGTTTACCATCCGGATTATGACGGGCTTTGAAATCATATGTACCAAGGTAAACTTCACTGTTATACCCTGGAGTACCAACATGCTTAACCGCGGCCTGTCTATCCCCACTATTCCAAGCTTCGACCGTTACATTACCGTCAAATGTCCATAACCCAATTTTAAGCCAGACATCGATACGGACGGTAGAAGAATTGTCTGCTTGATTTACCCCAATATGGTATGAGTCAATTCGAACACCATATCCTTTATCGCCCCAGCTTGTCCAAGTTGCCATCTATAATATCCTACCCTTCTATATATTTAGTAATATTCCGTGTAGGATCAGATGGATCCTGGAATGTAATAAAACGACCGATTTGAAGACTTAAGGTGAAAGCACCCGAATCAATGTTTAGTCGGCCTTGAGCAATTGAGGCGATCTCTTTACCGGCGGACATAAATGAAATACGGTTAGGTGTAAATACCAGCCGCTCACTATTATCCTGCTTACCGATAGAGAGACCTTCCTCGCTTTCTACTACTTGAGTTGTGATGAACTCACGAATATATGCGTACTCGCCAAACTGCTTAGATACCTCGGACCTTAAACGAGCAGACATTACACGCAAGGACTCCTCAGCCGCTTTTCTACCAGCTTCATCTGTATCACGAATGCGCTTAATTAAATCGGCCCAGTCTGTAGATACCTTTCTCATGATATCGTCATTCAAAGCCTTTAACGCTTCATCCTGAACTTCTTTAAGTAGACGTTGTTGCTCTAACACAGAGTCTGAGTTAGCTTTACGCCCTAGTTCAATAGTAGTCTCAACCGGACTTGGTTCATATGGTGTAGCATGATCACCTTCTTCAAGCTTAAAACCGCACACCTGTACCTCAAATAACTCAGCATTAGTTGCAAGTACACTAAAGTATATGCGAGCTGCTTTAGGGTCGTTGTCGCCCATCTTAGTTGGGTCGAAAGTAAAGGTCTTGGATACTCGTACCCATTCATTTGACAAAATATAATCAGTTAAGAAATCACCAAATATAGACCAGTCCTTAAGCATTGGATAAATATACATCTTAGCGGTTGATGCACCACTAATCTTTCTCACATAGCAAGAAATGGTATACTTAGTTCCAGGCTTAAGTTCAACACCTTTGTAGTCTCCGCCATACCAGCAGACCCCAACGTTCTTACCTGAGGAGCCGGCTTTGTTCTTAAACCGAACACCAGTAGAAACAGAAGGAACTGGTGGGTCTTGTATTTGTGTATATCCGAATTCAAATAATGCATGGTTTTCTGAATTGGAATAGTAACGATCTTGATTGGCGTAGTTCTTAGATACAGACATAGCGTTTGTGTCTAAGAGCAAATTCTCACCGACTTGGCCATCACGACCAGGTTTCCCATCCGTCACGTCGGTGATCGTGATTTGGGAGCTAGATACAACAACCATTTATTTCCTTTCTATTTCGTCTCAATGGCTACGGAAAATGTAGCACGATTTAAAACATCATCACTGGTTAAGTTAAAACCTTTCATCCTAGCCTGAGGTTTCTTAGCCCATTCTTCATCGGCTACACCATTAGCTAAAATCTTAGTCCACCTGTATAGGAAGCCTTCTCCAGCAGTATCAATCTCCTCGTCATTGCGATATAACTTAGCCGTAATACGAGTATCAATAACACCATTCTTAAACGTGTCGCCATTGCTGGAATGAATAACGGTCAAGATTGGAGAAACACCATCACTAACAGTGGAGAATGTGATATCCTGGAACTCGACTACTTCGCCCCGAACCAGAGCTTGGACTGTAATAAGCGCACGGCCACTAGTCCCAATGTTAGCCTTGGATACGGTGAACTTATCCCCTCTACCAGCTACTTGGTTGTCTATGTAGTATACATATTCAGCTTCAGTAAACTCGCTAGAGCCTTTATAAAGAGTCGGGATAACGTCACATGTATCAGAGACTTCACGAAACATGGTAGGGCCTGTCACTTTTACATTCATTTTGAAAGGTTGAGCATCGGCCACCATCTGAGCCATCGCCTTGCTGAGAACAGAGTTGTTCGTAGGTCTAGTAGCAACAACGTTGGACAGGGTAATCTTAGTTTTGGTCTGGTCTGTTGAGCAACGCACCATCTCAGTGACACGGGCTCTAATCAGAAGACCTCCAGCAAAGTGTTCGTCAGTTAAGAAGATAATATCACCAATACGGATATCATTACGTTGTAGAACTACAGCTGAGTTTAGCTCAATCTCCCATGTTGTAACGGGATACATATAGGTCTTCAACATTTTAACCGCATAAGCCCAGGCTTGTTTATAATCCGTAAATTCGGTCTTTACATCACGTACAATCCAGTTATCACAGTTCTCACGTTTGTTGAGTGAGGGATACAGTTTAGCTGAGAGTGGAGCATAGATAGTGGTAGCATTACGAGTACAGTAAATCTCATTATGCACACCATCTGCCGCCTTAACTTCTCTAGCTTTTGGCTGTTTGATGTAATTACCGTCTTTGTCACGAATACGGATAGCGGAGAAGAGGTTTGTTTTATCCTCTTTCTTCACTACCGATACAATATCCCGACCCATCTCAAGACGAATATCAGTACGAACTCGACCTAAACCGTCTTCACGATCATCTGCGAGAGCACGAGACTTGTAGACATTAAGCTCATATTTGTCGATTTGTCCACCTTGATTGAGGTAGGTTCGAATATCCATCTCACAGTCAAACGCTTCAACGAGCTTGATAATACGGGCTAGACAAGTGTCGTCATCAGACTCAAACTTAAGAGTAAGCTTGGTGTCACGAACGTCGCAACGACCCAAGTCGATCTTAGTAAACCTGAATAGGCCCATAATATCAGCGTATTCTAAAAACGTATGCGCTTCTTTTGCCTCGTATGCTCGAACCTTCTCATTCAGAAGCTCAAGATTTGCTGAGTTACACTCGAACTCAATAGTGGTATTAGTTTCTTTACGGTTTATAACACTGAATACATAATCTCGCCCATCGTCTTGGAATGAGATATAGCAATCAGAGGTCATCTGCTCAACTCTAGGGTTAAGTTTACCGTTCAGATACTTATCAACCTTAAAGTTAAAGGTTGAGGAACCCTTACCACAGTATTCATGGAACTCTTCATCGTAATACTTAAGAGAACCAGGTACATCATTGTTTATATGATCGATGATATTCATAGCATTGTCATGAATAGTCAACTGCCATGCAGGTTTTGCAATCATTTTGAAGTTTTGGCCCTCCTTTCTTACAACCAGGTTTCATCCCATTCTATAGTAACGTCAGGTGCTTGTTCACAGAAGTCAGATGAATGAACCTCTAGCTTAGACTCACCTGGAGGGATTGAGAAGTATCGCGAACCGTTAATAAGGTCTCCTGCGGCAGATACGCCAACCTTAGAGGCTGCTGGATTAGCCACAAATGAGACTTTACCTTGTTCCATGTCTACTACAACCTCGCTGCCTTTAGCATACTTGTTAGGAACTAAGTCATAGCGCTCAGCATTATTCTTAACGAAGCGAATGGATTGAATACATAGAGTATCTAGTGAACCTACACCATCTCTTTCGCCTTTATAACGCCCCGCCATAACCCAAATCTTAGTACAAGTCAGGTATTCTTTGGAAGGGTCGTTTAGCGTCTTAGGGATACCGTTATAAGAGAAAGTCAACTTAGGCCCTTCCTTAATAATATAGGCGTCACCTGTACGACTATTAAAGGCTACGTTTGGTCTAGGCGTACCTGGTTCGTTGTTGTTAGAACCAAAGCTATTCATCTCACGCTGATATGTAACACCGGAGTGGATATCGCCTAGTGAGAACGATTGCCATGTGATTTCACCGGATGTATCTGGCTTCTCAATAGTGTAAGCGCAAATAACACGATTATCATCTGTAACAAACATAATTGAGAGCGAACCGGATTGACCAAACTTAGACGCCCAGACTTTCATGTTGAAATCGCAACGCCAGTCTTTAGCGCCCTTAACGCCAGTCTTGTCATTAGGGAGAACGTATTCATAAATACCACATCCCCAGTCGCGACCGACACCCTTATTGCCTTGACCATTCCAGTGTAGACCAGGCGCAGGATATGCAGCACCACCAAGACCTTTCTCACGCCAACCTAATTTTAATCCACCGATTTCTCCATGGCTAGCAAAAGGCAGGGGTGAGATATTCTGATAACGACTCGAGACTTCTGTAAACTTAGCCCATTCAGCCTTATCTTCGGGTTTAATGTCTATTAAAGTATGTGATTGGTTGAACTGACCTGAGGCAACCCGAGTACCTGCAACATCAGCTAGACTTGTACCGATTTCCATAATACCGTTCTGGTTTACAAGCCCAATCCAACCGTTGTCGGAATTATTATGAACCCTAATCTTAGGGTAAGCCGGAGCAGACCCTGTATTGTTTAGAGTTATTTTGACAGTTTTCCCTTCTTTAGTGAGAGTTCCAATGTCAGCGCTTCTTGTTGACTCGTTGAGCACCTTAGTAACTTCTGAATGAAGTAACCCATCTGGTACATCAAATGCAATTGAGACAGTAACTTTACTAGACTTGATATCTTCTGAGAATTTAGTAACCCCTGTAGCTACCGCCATGTAATATTTACCATCTTGGTCATCAAACTGCAACTTCTTAGGCCCATTAGGACAGTCTAACACTCTAGCTAGCTTAGTTCTAAGAGCTAAGAAATCAACAGGCCCACCATGTAGAACAGCCTCTACGTTGATAGGATACGTTGCTCTATGAGCTGACACCCAAGTCTTACCAAAACGACCGACGCCGGCAGAATACGAATGTTCTAAACCGGCACCAGCGTTACGTTCAACTTTAGTTACAGCATCAAAGAGTTTACCGATATCAACAGCTTCGGCTCCCTCACCAAAGATTATGGAGAAATAGTTCTCATCTCTCATATCGTTGGTAATACTCCATCTAACATGTTTAGTCGATCGTTATAAGAGCGTTGTGCATCAGCCATACCTGGAGCAAGCGCCCGATTAACGAGATCTTTATCCATAAATACAGGACTGACACGGTCTTGAGCAAGAAGCTCATTACCAACAGCTCCAACTTCTGCAAGAGTCTCAAGCTTACGATCAAGGGCATCGAGACCTTTAACTACTTCATCAATAGAATATCTATTGCTTGCTTGCGCTCTTGTAGCAGGGTTAAGTGCAGAGTAATTTACTCCGCTAGTAAGGTTAAGCGAACCAGCACCACTCCAATTGTATCCATCGAGATTTGTAGTATCGAGGACAGGAGTAATAGTTGGGTTCATATCCAAATTCTCATCCAGGTATCCGGTCATAGTCTCCATAGAAGACTGAACGAATTCATTGACCTTATCCATGTTTGAGGAAATAGCTTCCATAGATTTAGTAGAACCTAAACCTCCAGCAAATTCCTTAACAATGGCAAGACCTGAACGGAATACACCACGCCATCCGTCACCAGAGAAGACCCCTTCTTTGGCTGGAGATTGTGGTTGGTGATGTTTAACCTTAGAGTTGACTTTAGCCATAGCATCATCAACTGCCTTAAGGGCCGCTTGAGAAGCAAGACCTCCAGCAAAGGCCTTAGTAATAGCCTCACCAGAGTTAGCCGCAGTACCAGTCCCTTTAAGACCGTCTTGTGCAGACTTATTAACCTCTCCTGCCGCCTTAGAAGCCTTACCTTTATTAGCATCGGACTTCAAGTTGTTGGCATAGGACTCAACAGATTTATCGGCAGAGTCTTTACCATCGAACTTCATAGCTTTCTGAGCGGAGTCTGCAACAGTCTTAGCTGAACTTTCCGCAGTAGTCTTACCGTTACCAATAGTATTACTATAGTTGGTCATACCAGTACCAGCGAGGTTGATACCAGGGGCGAAGTTACCCAAAGTGGTGTTGAGATTTTGTTGTGTTGTAGTTGCTTTCGCATTTACATCACCCGACATCTTATCCATAGATGCGCCAACCTTAGTATTGGCATCATCAACAGCCGCAGCCGCCTTATCACCCATACCCTCAACAGGTTTCATGTATTCATCCATGTTCTCTTGAGAGATACCGGCAAAATCACCAGATGCTAGCTTATCAATCATCTCTTGATTAATTTCACCAGTCTTAACCCCAGCCAAAGCTTTGGTTACATCTAGTTGACCGCCCATATGTTCATTGAGCTTAGTGAATGCTGAGCTAATAAGACCAGTATCGAAGCCTTGACCGTCACCGGAAAGACCTTCTTCAACAGCCTTCTTAACTTCACCACCGCTTTCCTTAGCTTTCTCTTTAGCTGTAAGGACACCATTAGCATAGTCAAAACCTGCGGCTTCAGCGATGTATTTGATTTGGTTCTCAGACATACCTAGCTCAGCCATCTTAGACAATAGTTTGCCTGCTTCTTGTGCAGAAATTGAACCATTTTGAAGTCCTTTGATGAATTCTTGAGGGCCTTGAATACCGAGTTGCGAACAGTAGATGCGGAATATGTCTAGCCCGTCTTTACCGGATGCGGCAAAGCGTCGAGCGGCTTCTGCCTCTTCTGGGCCAAGCGCATCCATTGTTTCAATGGCTTTCTTGATACCATCTTCAGTTGCGATTGATGGATAATCTTTAAGGTCATCCAGAGATTTGCGCATTGCGTAAGACATACCCTTAAAGGCATTGTCTACATCAGGTATCATCTCTTTGAACTTATCACCGATAAGTGGAAGATGGCTCATAGACTCAAGCATAATCTTGGTCATGATGCGCATACCTTCTAAGATAACCTCAGTCAAGGCCTCCATCATCTCCAGACCGGCCATAACAAGAACATTCTTATTATTTCTAATCCATTGAGCAACTTGGAGTAAACCTTGTAAGAATGCATCACAGAATTTAGTAAACCAGCCAGGCATAGCTTCGGTTAGTTTAATAACCGCTTCACCAGCAATGGTTACGAGGGTTTCGGCAATCTTACCTGCCATAGTCAGGATACCTTCGATAAACCCGCCCATTAGACGGACGCCTACTTGGATAATACGTCCGATGTTACCTTCAACACCTTCGATAAATCCAACTACGATACCGGTTACGACACCCGCCGCAACACGTCCCATATCATCGGCACCCTTAGCTGCTTCTTTAAAGAAGTTTGCCACATTCTGACCACCTTCAGAACCTAGCTTAGCAGTTTCAGTAAGAAGGTTTGTGATTGTGCTGATAAGGTTGGTAATGGAGTTAATGAATCCGGCGGAGGCGTCGGTGACTAGCTTCATTGCGAAGGCCATTGCGACCATTGAACCTGCAACCACGGCAAGACCGGCCATACCTACACCGTTTTGACCTAAACCGTACCCTATAGCCGAAATAACTGCAACAACGCCTAGCAGCGCGGCTACTTGCCATCCTAGATCCTTAATTGGGATTGTCGAAAGAACAAGTAGACCTAGTGCAGCACCAACAACAGATGCCACAACAATACCAAGGCCGAGGAACCCATCTTTCTTAATCTTAGATGCCAAATAAGCAAGGCCAATAAAGCCTGCCATAACTATACCAAGAGCACCGACAGCAGTGACAACGTGCGCGAGGTCAGTGTTCATCTGACTTAGGATAAATAGACCGGATGCCGCGACCACAACCTCAGCTGCGATTACACCTAGACGTCTAATACCACGAGAGGTTCCGTCTCCGGCAACTGCGCCATCACCAAGCTTCATAGCAAGCAATGAGAATAGACCGACAACAATCGTGATACCACCCAAAGCATTCATGAATGTATCAGGATTTGGCATCTTACCTAATTCTCCTGCAAGTTCTGACATCATTTTGAACAAAAGTATCATGCCGCCGAACATTACGAGAGCGTTCTTAGCGAATGATTGTTTACTGTTATCCAGTTGCCCAAATGCAAAGGTCATAGCGGCCATAACACCTAGCATAGCTAGTACTGCCGCACCGCCCTTAAGTAAGACGTCAATTTTCATCTCACCGAGGGTCTGTATAGTAGCAGACATCTTCTTAATAGCTGATGCCATAGCGCTAAAGGCAAATACGGAAGCAAACTTAGTTCCTTGCATCTTAGACGTTGCTAGGATAACTGCGGTAATGCCGGCAACGATAGTCACCATACCGAAGATACCTTGACCGAGTTTCCAAAAGTTCATTTCACCAAGCGCCGCAATAGATGGAACAATATTCCTAATCGCATACGCAATACCAACAAAGGTAAGGAACGTCACGGCAATCTTCTGAGTACCACGAACAGTATTTCCTTGTAGTTTGTTCATGATAGCCATTGATGTAAAGATCGCCCCTAATAGGAGACTTACACCAATAATACCCTGAAGACCCTTCTTCCAGTCCATATTACCCAATAGAGCAACAGAAGCTGTTAGTAAGAGAATAGAGCCTGCGATGCCTAGCATACCGAGCATGGCTTGTTGCATGTTACGCACTCTAGCAGGGTTAAATTTCTTGGTCGTCCTGGATAGTGTGAGATAGAATATCTCGAACACCACTAGAACTCCAGCTAAACCACCGAGACCAACCAAGAGTTTATCGGCAGGAATAGTTGAAAGGAGCCATAATGACGCCACCAATACACCGATAGCGATAGCCATAGCCTTGATGTTTTGGAGACGTGCTTTTGCTCTAAAGAATGACCCAATCCAACCGAACATAGTAGTAAGTGATCCGACTACAGTCTTAGGGCCGTGTGTTAAACTTTTGAAGAAATCGCCAAACATGTCTTTCATGGTAAGGACACGTTTACGAGTATTCCAAAGAACTGCTATAGCCGCTGCTAAAGTTAAGATACGACCGATAGACTCAGAGTTCTCTTTGGTAAATGGCTTAAGTGCTTCGCTAAACATGTTAGCCATAAGCTTGGCCATGTCGCCAATTGTAGAAAAGATGCCTTGAGTCTTGTTGTGAATATGGTCTACATCATCACTAAGTTCATTAATACCGGACTTAGCTTTCTTCATATCGCTTTGTCCGAAGTCAAGAGGTGATCTGTCATCAGCATGAGCAGTCGTTACACCAAATAGCTTAGTAAAGGCGTCCCATACATCTTTAACGGACTCAATAACCTTACCAAAGGTCTTACTGATACCGTCTCCGATTTGTTTAACAGAGTCGCCGAAGTTCTTGAATGAGAAGTCCACACCTTTGAAGTTAGATGAGAAATCACTAGCGAACTTCTTGACATTGTTCCAAATATCGATAAGGAATTTCTGAACATCTTCTGGTAGCGAACCAAAGAATTGTTTAAACCAAGGGCCGAATGTAGACTTAAACCAATCGATAATCCCAGAGAATGTGTTCTTAAAACCATCGAATATTTTAGTCATAGTTGGGCCGTGGACGGTTTCGCCGAGACCTTTCCAGAAAGCACCAAACCAACCACCGAAAGTCTTCAGGGTCGTCTTATAGTTAGTGAAATCAACTTTAGACTTGCCTAGTTCAGTCTTGATATTATTGGTCATCTCACCGATAAGGTTCTTTCCATTGGTTAGACCTTCAATAGCGAGTTTAACCACACCAAGTTCGCTAGCCCATTTACGGAAACCGTCAATAGATTTTACAATACCAGGAATAAATCCATCAGCAAAGTTAGCACTCAGAGTTTGTTGGATTTGTTTAAACCCATCAGCCAAATCTGAGAATTTGAAATTGCCGATACTGAAACCGGCCAACTTATTACTCAGCCAATCAAACGCTTGACCTACTGCGTCTACAATAGGTTTAAGGAATGAGAATGAGAATTGGACTTTATCCAGTTTATCAGCGTATTCTCCAAGCGAAGGCCATGTCTTACGAACGACATTACCTAATGATTGGAAGGAGAATGTAGAGTTTTCTAACCATTTTGACAATCCGGCACTTCCTTTAGAGATAGACTCGAAAGGATTAGAAGCAAAGCTAGCAAGACCGGATTTGATCTTACTAGTATCAGGCATATCGAACTTAAGTCCTTTAAACATACCTGTAATGTTGCTAGGGATTAGAGACCCCCAGTTAAGGTTTTTGTTAAAGTCTTTCCAGCTACGGATTTGTCCGTTAATGACACCATCCATATTCGCATTAAACTGCGCCCAGAAAGTCTTGTAGTTGGTCTTCATAGTTCCGGAGAACGTATTCCAGTCACTACTCATCTTATTCAGATTTTGACGTAGTTTGTTCCCGAACTGTCCTGCAGAACTACTCATGTTATGGGTAGCTTTGTTGAAATCAGAGAAACCAATAACGAAATCGCCCAACATCTTACCGAATACTGGGAAACGTTTCATTGCGGTACCTACACCGAATGCCCAGTCGTTAAAGCCTTTATAGTTCTTATCAAGAGTATTGTTAAGAATCTTAAATGGGCTCATGAAATGAGCGAAGAATGTTCGAATATTCTCCCTGGCCTCACGAACACCGGGTATTAATAGTAAAATGGTTTCTCCAAACTTCTTAAGGAAATCAATTACTTTACCAACACCATTTGGAATAGCGTCAAACACGCCCATCCAAACTTGGGCAAACTTACCAAGATATTCATTGACCTTAGCCCAGAAACCATGAACAGCATTTGCAACGGTGTCAAATACTTTACCAGCTTTTTCAAAGTTGATAAACTTACCGATAACCGTCTCGATAGTTCGAATAACCGAACTAACCACGCTAGACAACATACCCAAGAACAATACGAAGTTCTTAAACATATGATCTGGAATAAGGAGTTCAATAATCTTAAGTTTTGCTCCTAATTCAGCGAGAATCCATTTGATTACACCAAATACAGTCTGGAAGATTTGTTTGAATGCCTCAGACTCGGCAGCGCCAAGTTTAATCTTTTCAGTCAAACCTTGAATAAGATGGATTAGCTTCTGACCAAAGTTAATAGTATGATCGTCGCCGAATACAGTACGGAAAGCTTCACCGATCGGCTTCATGATAAGGCTTAGTGAGTTAAACGCAGCCTCCATGAGTTCGATAACCTTCTGACGTCCACCTAGGTCAACAAAAGATTTGGCGAATTCGGTAGCTTTTTCACCAGTTGATGATAATACCTTAGACGCTATATTACCCCATCTAGTCCAGAAAGCGGTAACCTCTTCGCTACCAGCTTGTCCAATAAGGGTTTCCCAGAACCGAGCCCAGGCACTTGTTACTTGGTCGGAAATGGCCTCAGCGACTTCTCCAAACGTATGGAATTGTTCAGCCATCTCGGACAATGTTTTGTCGTGAGCCAACGTATCTAACGATTTAATTAACACTTCATTCGTCAACCATTGTTGTTCCAATGAAGCATTAAAGCCTTGCGACACATCAACAGTATGGCCCATTTCTGTGGCGGTTTGTTGTAAAATTTCCTTAAATCGGATAGTAGCCATGCCGGCATTTTCAACAGATTTCCAGTTTTGGAGGTTCATATACCCCATTTGTAGGGCTTGTTGTACACCAAACTGCAATGACCTATTGAAACCATCTGTAGTAGCGCCTGCAGATGCTGCCAAGTTACCCCAACCTTTAAGGGCGACATTTGCGTCTTCTAATTTAACACCAGCATTTACGAACTGTGCTAAAGAGCTATGCATCTGTTTAACTGAGTATTTGGTTGTTTCAGCATACTTTTGTAAATCATCTAGAGCGTGGGTGATATTCCCCATCTCAGACTTACCAAGTGCTGCAACCAGCATATTTACTGAGTTGATCTTGTCTTCAAACTGTCCAAAACCTTGCTTAACTGGGGCAATAGCGTTCATAACACTACGCCCAAGATTGGTCGCAATAGATAGACCAGCTTGAACTGCAGATGCGGCAATATTACCAAGTGCTACCGTAGCGATAGATTGTAGGAAACTAAACCCTTGTCCGGATTGTTCTACACGGTCACCCATTTCTTCAATGGCCTGAGCGGCTTGTTGTGTACCGCTAGATACCGGAGAGATAAACCCCAATACACTAGAAGCGAAAGTACCGAACCCACCAGTAGTCCTAGTTAGAGAACCGGCTACTTTATCAAACGCTCCGATGAATACATCACCAATTTTAGGCGCTTTATCCATCAACTCTATCAGAGATTTAGAGAGATTTTTAGCGGACTTCTCGATATTAGTAAAACTAGATTTACCATCAGATTTACTTAGGCCTTTATCCAAAGCTTCAAGAGAACTCAAAGACTCTTTAAGACCTTTCTTGAACTGTTCGTTATCAATACCGAGTTTGATAAGACGTTCTTCTATTACTTGTCTACTCAACGATTTTTTCCACCTCCCTCATAACCTCTTTCGCTATATCATCCACGATTGGCCCTACAAAATTGTTGGCCGGGACATAACCACCTGTACCGGTACCGTGTCCATTAACAATAAGAACCACCAACGGTGTACCATCAGATACTTTCTTTGAATTAGAATAGTATAAATTTAAACCATTTTGACTTTTTTCGACTTCCATGTCCCATGACGAAGCGGTGCTTCCCGAACGCTTAGGTGTAGCAGAGATCAGCCGACTAAGGCCTCTCGAACCTATACCGTTAAGGCTAGCTGCAGTTTTATGCATAGACTCAGCATTAGATAAGGAAGACTTAAGGTTAGATTTTCGGCGGACGGAAGTTATCTTGATTCGCATTTAATCTAGCCTCCTTCATTTGTTGTAGTTTGGCTAGACGTTCTTGGTTAATACGATCGTATTCAGCCAAGGTCTGCGCCTCTGTTTGTTTCTTCTTAGGAGCGTTAAGCTCACCGATTACATTAAGAAGAGTTAATAGTCTATGTAAGTTCCAGGTTTCACATTCAAACGGGATACGAGCGTTAGCCATATAAGCATAGATTACTTCCGAGGTCATGATCATACCTTGTTTATTACCCTGGTCGTTCTGCTTAATAGTTGTTGCTGTAGGATTGTCATTCAGATACATGGATAGTTGGATTACAACATCTTCTGTTAGGTCTGAATAATCAATATCGTCCTCACACATTAGAATAAAGTAGTCATAAAGCTCTCCAGTGGTCTTTTCTTCTCGAGTTAGAAAAGGCTTGCGATAGATCGATTCCCATTCAGTTAGTGTTTTAAGACTATGTTCGAAATGCAATGTCTTTCCTGGCTTAGTTAGGAACTGATTTGTCTCTTCGTTAAAGAACTCCCGATCAGGAGTATCTATAATCAACATAAATATACCTCCATCGAGATAAAAACAAAAGAGAGGCGTAATTTTTTACGCCAAACCTTTATTTCTTCTTGAGTTTAGAAACTTTCTCAGGAACAGTTCCTTTATTTGGGTCGCCAACCAAAGCGCCAAAGAATTTCTGAGTTTCTTTTCCACCTTCAGCTACATCTACCATCATGCTAACCATAAGCTCTGAATATGCTTCAGAGTTTACGAAGTCTTCCTGAAGCTTCTTATCTTTACGGAAAGTACGTCCGTCTTCTGATGAACGTTCACCGTATGCCAACTTAAGGACAGATTCAATAAAGTCAAAGATTTCATCCACGTCTTCACGAGCAGTCATCTCTTTAACATACTCATCCCAATCCTTTTTAGCACGTCCCATAATACGCAAAATTTCATCTTTACGCAAGTGGAACCAAAGTTCTTCTGTTACCTCTTTGCCATCAAGCAAGTTTGCGTACTTCACTGTTCTTGAAATCATTATCTATACTCCTTTTGAATTCATTTTGAAATTTTCAGTACCGACATGACCTTAGTCGTCCAACCCCTATCCCGTACTGATTAATTAGCTAGTTACCCTGCAGTAAGACCCAGGATCGTGAATACTTCTTCTGGTTTTGGAAGAGTAGCTTCGCCACTTTCGTCACCATAAAGTTTCTTCTCAAGATCTGCAAGTTTAGTCTTGTCAACAAGTGTGCTGTTGATTTCGATATGGGCGGTTGGTTTCATACCAGCTACAGTAGTTGGTACTGTGTCGAAGTCCCATGAGAATTCCAGCGCATCTGGTGATTCATTGATTGTTTGGTATTCCTTACTTGATACACCAGCAGATGCAGAGTAAACCAAGTGAAGGATATAACCATGGTCAAGACCTTCAGTATCGTTACCGATACGAGTACGGTAAGAAAGACCGAAGTCTGAACGAGCTTGTCCTGATACAGTTACACCAGCAAGAGCTTTAGGTGTTCCGCCAGTAGACATAGGTGCACGCTTACCTTGACATGCATTCCATTCTTGTGGATAAGTGTAAGCAGAGATTTGACCTTTGAAACGTTCTTCTGAACGCAGGTTGAGGTACTTCTTGTTGTTAGCATATTTCGCAGTAGACTCAGCGCCTTCTGGTGATTCTGATACTTTAGTCAGACCATTCCAAGCAACACCTTTGTCATAAGAACCATCTGCTTTCTTCAAATAAAGGACACCTTGATCCACACCATTTTCAAATAAGCGTTTAGTATCCTCATCCCATTTAAGCATTACCATCTAGTAATTTCCTCCAATAAAATTAAGCTTCTGAGAATTCGCCAAACGCATTAATACGTTCACCGTTCTCAACATTACCACATGCAACATAGCGACGTTCGCCGCTTTCTGCACCAACATATGATAGCCAACGGTATCCGTCAGCGTCCATCCAAGAGTCATATACAAATGACATCTCAGGCGTATACAAAGCTACAATATCACCTGTAAGGCTTGGAGTTTTGCGTACATTCAGACCTGCGACCTTAACCGTAAACTTGCCAACTTCGTCGTGATTAACAACTTCGTCAGCAGGTGTGATTGGTTGAGGTGCGATAACAGGTTCTGGCTGAGGTGTATCTGAATATGGTGGATAGAACCATCCAACGATACCGGTGAAGTCACGAGTGTTGTAACGAGCAGGAGCACCTACATAGAGGGCATCCCAGTTACCATCAATGTTTTGTTCAATAGTAGACATAGTATAGCCGTCAGAGTCTTCGATAACGAGACCTGTATGTCCATAACCATGTTCCGCTACCGCCATAACAAAGATAGCACCACGACGAGGATTAACCCCGACTGCATCATAAACAACTTCGTAACCTAGGCTAGCCGCAGAGTCGAGCAAGTCGATAGCGTTACCCCAAAGAATTTTACCGAAGTAAATTTGGGAGATACTGTTTGGTAGGTCTACACATTGTGTACCCCAAGAACCGTCAGCATCGGTACCAATACCTTGATCTGCTAAACCGCGAGCATATTGAATTACTTCATCAACTGTTGCCAAATTATATCTTCCTTTCTATTCGTAGATCACAAACACTTTGTGATAGAGACCGTTTACTTTATATTCAGTTCTGAAATCCGAATACATAAATGAGTTAGGAATTTTAATAAATACTTCGTCAGCTTCACTTTTAGAAATATAAACGAGCTTATAATTAACTCGGGTAATATAGTTCTTATTGTTAGCCTTCTGAGTATCGACATCTTCCCGTGTTACAATACATGCAGGGTATTTCAACTGAATATTTTCTGGAGGTGTAAAGTAAACATTAGGACAAATCTCATCTTTTATCTTAAGAAGCACTTGTTCTCTTGTTTTCATTCTTTCACCTTAACCAATTCTTCATAGAAAGACTTAAAGTCCTTAAACTCCGTACCAGTCCAAACTTGAATATCGCCATCTTTAAAGACTAGCGCGTATTTACTAAGAGAGTTTTCCAACCCTTCTTGGTAATCATGCAATCCAATCTTAGTTAGCGCTTCAAGTTTTAATTCATTTTGACTTTTCTGAGTAGCAGACGTAACAACCTCAGCTAAACGTTCTTTGAGTTCGGAAATCTCCATGTCCTCAATAGTCAAAACCACACGAGGCGGATATGGACGAATACTTCCGACTTTGTAATAAGAACCCATATACAAGATATGGGAAATTCTATTCACACGGTCGGTTGAGTCATTCATTAGCGAAACATCAAACTTCAACTCAGTCTTAGTGTTTTGGTTTATTGAGCTTCGGTCTTCTACGTTAAAAGATTTAGAAGAAATCTTAGCGGTTATAAGGGGTGAGACAGTATATTTATACTCATGCACCCCTACGCTAATTTCTTCAGGCTCTTTAGAACGGAAGATAAGTCGAATTCCAGCTTTTGTCATTGTATTACCTTCCTATCTACCAGCCGCGCTTATTCAGCTTTCTTTGGTTTCTTTGGTTTTGGAGCCGTTTCAACTGTTCCGAGTTTCTTCTCATCTTCAGTCATATCAGCATTGTTTACAGCTGCATCATAATCTACAGCCTTAGCGCCGATACCCTTCACTTCAGTTGGGTCAGTTTGAACTGTCCAAGTTGGTTTAGTCTTAAGACCAGTAGAATCAAAGTTCACAGCAGTTTCCTCAGTTGCTTCTGGATCAGTTACCTTAACAACGATAAATGATTTAGGAGTAACGATAGCGCCAGACAGACGAGCATGCATCAAGTATTTATGTTGCATGAAGTCGATATCGAAGCTATCGAATGTAGCGATTTGTCCGTTTGGAGACATACCGAACTGATAGTCAGCCAAGTTACCGATTACGAATGTTCCTTGAGGAAGTGCACGGTATTCAACCACTTCTTCACACATGAAGTAAGCTGCAATGTTTGCATTACCTGGTACTTGGTTGTTATCCATTGATGGTGCATACAAATAACGGCCATTACCATCTTTCAACGTCTTCAACTTAGCCAAGTCAAATGGGTTGATGTAAAGTGATGGTTTACCAGAACCTTGGTATGCTGGGAATGCTTTCTTAATAACGTCATCAACTGCAGTCTTGAATGTAGCAGATGTGATGTTGATTGTGAACAATGGGTGGTCCTTAAGGATTGGGCGAATATGAAGTTCGCTAATCTTTTCAGGGTTACGTTTACCAGTAGAAAGAGTCAAGTCACGGCCATCTGAAAGGAAAGCAGCTTTAACAATTTCTTCTTTGAATTTAGCAGTTTGGACTTGTTGGATAAAGTTTACAGCCGCAAATCCGCCATCTTGCAAATCAATCAAGTCATCATGGTCGATTGTTTCGCGACGATGAATAGAACCTGGAGTAGTTTCACGGAAGTAAACTTCTTCGATAGAATCCAGAGTTTGGTTACCTTTGATATAACCACGAGCACGAGCTTCGTCTTCAGTCAAGTTAGCGAACAAGTTCTTAACACGCGGAAGTGGTGATTTACCGAATTGACCCATGATCTTATCGATATTCAAACCACTTGGGTTATAAACGTTCAGCCCACCGTTAGTAGCTGGTTGTGGGAACAGAGTTTCCATACCAACCAAACCGTGTTGGATAGAGTCTTCACCCAATACACCGTTAGCACGCAATACACCTGCAAGTGTAGAAGCATTGCCAGAAATAGCACTATGTAATAGGGTATCAAGTTCCTTTTGATCTACACCTGCTGTAGCACCTTGGAATTGGTTATGTTTCAAAATATCTTCTCCTTCAAAAATTGAATGTGACACGGAATCTCCTGCATCTGCAGAATCATCACCTTCAGAATAACCGTCTTCAGACTCATATCCGTCTTCTTCGGACTCATAATCTGAATCGTCTTCTTCATCATAATCAGCGTCTTCTTCATCAAGACCGCGGATTTCTAATTCATTTTGAGCTTCTTCGTCCTCAGCATCAATAGCTTCAGCAATGTCTTCTACAACGCCGCCAACCAATGTTGCGATTTCTTCGTCAGTAAGCCCTTCTAAAAGTTCTTCGTATGAACGAGACATCCGTCCCTCCTTTTCTTCGTCGACCTCTTCATCAGAATGAAGAAGTTCCTGCGTAATCCCGGTATGGATAATACCGCGATCTGATTCATACTCTTCAGTCCCGTAAGCGCTATGAAGCATAACATGTTCGATAACAGCACCAGGGTTTGCGCCCTTAAGAACTAGACTTACTTCATAGATCTCTCCATGGATTACGTCATTACCGTTCTTACGGATACCACGAGCGCCAATAGACATAGCATTTAAATCGCCATGCTTAAGAAGCGTACGAGTATCTTGGGCATGGTCTGTATCATTAAGATACCCATATCCATAGACACCCTCATCGCGGTGCTGAAGAATCATATACCCCAATACGTTTGAGGGACTGGAGTAATCGTGTTGCCATACGATAGGTACTTGAGCGCCGTTACTTTGTCGGAAAGCATCGTGACGAATTGTCACACCATCCGAACAACGAATGTCGTTCTTAGTTACCCATCCGGCGAAATCAGCCTTTTTTCGCAACTACTTTTCCTCCATAAAATTTTATACATCCAATGGATTACCGTATTCATCTACAGGATTTCCGTCAGCGTCAACATATCCGCCTTGTCCATCATCATAGATTTCAGGATAACCTTCTTGGGTTGTACCATCATAACCACCTAGACCCATTAAATCGGTACCTGTTGAGATGTTCTTATTAAAGAGCATATCACCAATACGACTTGGGTGAGGTGCTCGACCTAGCATTGCACGAATTTCATTCGACGTGAATATCGCATTACGAGCAAAAAGGTCTGCCGCAGTACCTAGTTGTTCAACTGGTAGCATACGGAATGGGTCACGGTAATACTGGATTACCTGCCCTTGAGTTCGAGCGGTCTTAGTTAGGAAGATACGGTTAATACCGTCAACAATAGTCTGAAGCACAGGGTCGACTGCTCTATGGTAATAGAGATTTAGTTCAGCCTGACTTGCAGTACCATCTAAGACTTTGGAAGAAATACCAACTTGATTATAGTAGTCCTGTTGGAGCTTACGAATGTCATCCACGAGGTTGTTATTGATGTTACCACCTGTATGGATAAACTTCTCGTTAGCATCAAGGGTTGCTATACCAAACTGGCTATCTGCCAATTCTTTCTCAAGCTGAGTCTTACGACTCTTAGCCTGCTCCTGACGTAAGGAACTCTTTGTGGCATATGGAATTTGAATAAACCCGTTAAGTTTACCAGCCGCCACTGCCTTATCTTGAGAGTACATTAAATCCATCTTTTGCTCAAGCAACTTAAGCGTTGAGTTACGATCTTTGAGTAGACCAATAAGAGGAGACTCCAAGATAACAATCGACTGTTTAGACAACGTCAAGTCTTGTTCTAATCCATTTTGATCATTATAGACTTTAACCCGAACAGCACGAGGATACCATTGCGTAATCTTACCAACACGCATCGATAGGATGTCATAGGAACCATCGTCGTTAGGTTTTGACGTTGTGTCGACGGGGACAATCGCAACCACACCTTCTTCTAGAAGTGACCAAGCCACATCATAGATAAACGCACGACCGGTTTGGTCAATATTAGCAGATGTCGTCAAACAATTGATCAGACCTGAGTCGACAGAAGTCTGATTACCGTCTTCTTCATTGATCTTTAAATGTTTAAAGTCAACCATAGCGACATCAAGAGAAATCATAGAGATAATACTATTGATTAGGTCTTGATGTTTGAAAGTATAACCACGGAGCGCACCTGATGGCCGACCAATACCTGAGCCGGAAACCAAGTCAGGGTCATAATCAATACCATTGTTGGTTGACATGAATGCGTTCCATGACCCTAGAGGGTTATTTACCATCCTACAAGAATGCCTCCTTATTTCGTTTATAGGCAACCCAAGCATCCATCAATGCCGCAACATTATCGATTTTCTCATCGCTACGCATCTTAGATAGTTTATAGTTACCATTATTGTCTTGGATAACAACGGCATTACCCATAGCATACTTCATGAGTTCCTCAAAGAATATAAGGTCTCTAGAAGTAGCCATATTCTTAATCTCACCTAAAGGTACAGACTCAGTTCTAACACCTTGTCGCACCACTTCAACACCAACATCACCATTTTCCATAGTCCAGCGGTCAATAAATTCAGCCGCGTTATATGGGTCATAACCAAACGATACGATCGTCCATTCCATCTCTTCGATATAACGTTCTACATCGTCGTAGACCATTTCCCAATCGAGATAGTTACCAGGCATGATTATCAGAGTACCCTCAGCTACGAGCTGGTCATACTTAGCTTGCGTTGCCGAGTTTAAACGTAGATATTTAACCTCAGATACATAAGACCTTGTCTGAACACCATAACGTCCTCGTCCTAACGGAACCAACCACGTAAATGCCCAGAAGTCATCGCCTTGAGAGGCATCCATACCCATAGATACTTCCATGCGTCTAAAGTTCTGTCTTCGATGAAGTTCAGTTTCTTCAAATGTAAAGAAGTAGGTCGTCCCTTCAACTGGGATACCAAACCTTTTAGCCAGGATATCATTCCGGTTTGCTGGAGAATATTCTGCACGTCTTACATCGCGCTGGTATGCTTCATAAGAAACCGTTATACCGATATTAGGACAAGCCTTCATCCACATATCAGGATTTCCTACTTCGGATATATCGTCCAAGCGGTAGTACCAGATAGACGCATGCGGATTTTCATATTCACCACGTAAGATGGAGAGGAGTTCTCGTTTTATAGAGTCCCCAACTGAGTCACGAACCGTACCCTCAGATGACACTGCAAGAATAAGGTAATCATCAATACCATCTTTGGAAGCTGATTGCTCAAGCGCACCAATTACATCTTCTTTGATGTCGCCTGATAACCATTCATCGACAGTAGCATATTTTGCACGAGAACCTTGAAGTTTTGGAATAGTCATCGGTTTAACTTCCAAGATAGAGTTGGTTAGACGATTAACTATACCATCCTTGGTTACAGCCAGCTGAGACTGGGACTTCTGTGTCCTAGCCTTATTCCGTCCTCTTGTAAGTACACGGAACAAAGGAAAGCCTTCCTCGGCACTCCCTGCCCTAGTTATAGCAGTTGCGAAAGGGTATAATACCTCTGCCGCTTGCGCCATAGTAGGGGCTGTTGTAACTTGTTGCGTAGAGTTGGTGTCCATTACTAGACCAAATGCTTGATGAAGCGTGGCATATAAAGACTTTGCGTTACCCCGGGCCACAATAAGATATTGTTTATTCCGAAGCCTACGCTTATGCCTAATTATTTTGAAATTTCCGGTTTCAGGGTCATAGACCTTCTCTTCCTTAAATTCAAACCACGCTAGTAAATCCTCTGCCCATAACCTAAATGTAGGAAGTAGGGTTAGAGGACGGCCATCAACCAAAGTCATCTCATTCTCACAGAAGTCAATAAAACCTTGTATTGCATCTGGGTCATAGTAATAGTTCGGATTGGCGATATCTGCATCAATACGGTTCATTTGCATCGAGACTTCACGGCATACAGGAATCTCTCCACGCAGTACAGCGTCTCGAAATCTACCGTACTCGACAGGAACCGCAGTATTACTTAATACCACTTATTAGACTCCTTTGCTTTGAAAGAATTATTTAACGCGAGGGAGCTTTACTCGTTTGCGAATCTTTTCGATGTATTTGTTTTCCTGTTTCATACCTTCACGAGTTCGACTAGGCACTACATTATCGCGTCCCGCTCTTAGCGCTCGCTTAACATCAACATTTTTCTTTCCATCAACAGGATCGCTTGCCGTATTATAAGTTTTACCATATTTAGGGTCGTTTATCTTACGCTTATTCGAATCTGAACGATCCTTCAAAGCACTCTCACGATTTTTATCGAAAGTTTGGTCGTCAACCCAGTTCGCGGCATTTTCAACACCATCGATAACTGCATTCGCAGCATTCTTAAGATGTTTCTTCCACTTCATACCTTTCTTACCATAGTGCAAGAGAGTATCTTCAGAAGTGGCAGAATGTTTAGTTGGTTTGTTATAGAAACTAAGAGCCTTTTCAGATTTCGCGTTAAGTTTCTTATTCTTCTTTTGAAGCTCATCGATTTCTTTTTGAATTTTAGCGCGCTTTTTCTTTGTTTTCTCGGCATATTTGCCGCTTGTCGGGTCAGTCATTGATTCATATAACTTAGAAAGACGCTCAGTGTTTTTGTTAAACTCTTGAGAATGTGGAGCAGATTGCATAGCTGGAGCCAATCCGGCCATACCTATGCCTTGCGCACCTTCACCCTTCTTCTTCCATTTCATACCCTTCTTGCCATAATGTTGAAGGATATCTTCATTGGATGGAATATAGACCCCGTTAATAATTTCGCCCATATTTACTCCTGAATGATTTATCGCACCTTTCTTCCATTTGTTTGAAACAATACCATCAGAAAAGGCGGGACCGCTTCCGCTAAAATCCCAAGACGGTTTACTATATCGTTTAATATTAGAAGACATGGTCTCTTTTCCGCTTGAATCCTTAACTGTATAAGAGGTATGTTCATGATTATTTATAGTAGAGATGATCGATTTACGAACATTTGGATCGATCTTATCTTTACGGTAACGAGATGGCGCAGATGATTTAAATAACCGTTTACCGGCACCCTGTTGTGAATTATATTCGTCATACTTCCTCTTACCATAAATCCCAAGTGAGACACCTGTAGTCGCCCCACCTATAGTTGATAGAGCTGAAGGTAAAGCGGCATTTACCGCAGCATTTGCTGCATTTTGAACCCCAGCAAAGGACGCACCTTTTGCGATAGCTCCTAATACAGCATTATCTGCAGCCGGTTGTAATATATTATTGATAGCAACTTGTCTAGATATGGCGAAGGCAGTCCCACCACTTGGACCAACCAAACCAGTAGTAGCAAGAGCTCTACTAATCTTGCCATCCTTATTATATTTAGCTCGGCGGGCAGGATCCATACTTTTACCAGAATATGAAGCGGTATCATATCCTCGAAGCTTGGAATTTTTCTGCTGCCTTGACTCAGTCTCTTTCAATTGCTTCAAATAATCGGCATCTGAAATACGACCTTTTTTATGAGCCTTATTTAGAGAATTAACTTCCTTAAACAGACGCTGACTTTCTTTCTTAAGACCACTCTTACTATCTGCCGAATTAGAAGCGAGTTTACTTAAAGAAGTTTTATTTCCTTTTGATCCATAGTTTAAAACATTTGCTGCTTTTTCGATAGTCATAGAGTCTTTATCAGTACCAAGCGTACGGTCTTTAAGAATCTTATTATTCCTAATAATAGTCTTAATATCACGCATAGATGCTGAGTTATGGATTTTAGGATTATATTTAACGCCGCCTTTTGACATAACAGAATTAATAGATTCGCTTTCAGCTAAGATATTATTATCCCTTAGTCTACCATTTTTCTGTAACTTATCAAAAGCCTTTACGACACGGCGTGTTCCACGGACAGCTTTATTAAATGCCCGTTTATTAGGGTCACCGAAGATATGCCTACCCCATTTCATACCTTTACGACCAGAATGCTGGATCATAAATCGGTTCTGAACAGATTCGGGGATATATACATCGACGCCACCCACGTTAATAGACTGTGTAAATTTGGTCATAGTTGTTGGTACATCCTTAAACGCTTTAGCCCATTCTTGCTTCTTCTTGAAAGCCTCAATAGCATCTTTTGCTGCTTGTCCGGATTTACCATTACCAACAACACTTGATGGTACCTTAGAATATACATCTAATGCGGCGGAGGCTGCTTTACCAACAAAAGCAAGACGAGCTTGTTTCTTTTTCTGTAGAGCTTCTCTCCGAGCTTTCTCGGGAGCCTCTACTAGTTCTTTAAACTTCCTTTCTGCTTCTAAGCGAGCGATCTTAGACTTTAGAGCCTTGGTTGACATATTATCACGGCTGCGATACATATCAAGGAATTCTGCTTCTCGCATACGCTCATCTACAGATTTGCGAAGTTTCTTAGGGATTTTGACGTTTTTAGGATCAGCGTTCTTGTCGCGTCTAAAGCGTCCGCCAGAACCAGTACGTCTCCTCCCGAAAATATTCATACCCCACTTCATACCTTTACGCCCGGCATGGTGGAGTTCGTCAGATGTCAAGTTTGACAAGTTCTACCTCCCATCTAGCGCGAGTGAGATTCTCATCCCGAGCCTCTTTTAATGCGGTAAGAACAGATGCTTGCGGTGGGTCATAGGATATGAGAGCCGAGATACAAACATAGTTCTTAGCAAAGGTATTATTTCTAAGGCGTTCCTTAATCCCTTCAGCCAAATCCATATGGCCGTAGAAGAACTCTGCCCAAGTTAGATTAGGTTCGGCGATAATACTAACGTTATGACCAATCCCATTTTGAACAAGGACACCAAGTGCTGCATCAATCGCCACACCTAGCTGAGTCTTAACTACATGATTGGAATTCGGTTCGGAATCGTGTAACACCCCGACGAAGTTGAGTACGTCTTCATAGATAGTAGTCATAAACTTCATCCTTACCACAATTTTGTGTCACCCGGTTTACGTTCAACCCACGTTTGATACTCCTTTTGATCGTAGTGGATACGTTTATGGGTGCTGTCAGAGACCGTAATCAGTCCGTCAGGATCGAAGCAATTCTCGGTCAAGTTTCCTATGTCCTCCTTAGTTAGCGGATTCATATGGTGAACCGTGATTGGCCCGTCCACAAATAACTTCCGAACACCAAGGTCTTGAGCTAGGTCTCTACGTATAATCGCTGCACGACATTGTTGCCATGCGTGAGATTTATAGAACCGATTGGATATTTCTCTCGGAGCCTCATGATGTACACCACGAAGTCTTAGATAATTTAAACGCTCAGTATAGGACTCAAGTTTGGACATTTCTGTATAGGTGAGTCTATTGCTCATAGAATTCACCCTCAATGACTTCTGCTGGCTTACCAGAATACCCTTGGAATGCCTTGTATGCTTGTTTGAAGTCAAGCTCTGATTGCTGGTCGCTACGGATCAAATCGATACGTGCTTGTAGTAACTCCGCTTGTAATTCCAACTGCTTACGTTCAAGGCGAGCCTTAGGACTAGCTTGGTTTAGCCAGTAGACAATCTCAGAGGCCGATGCTGTTCCTTCCTGAAGACGCTTTTCCGATAGACCCATAGCGAGTTCCATCATTTGCAATTCACGCTGTTCAGGCGAACGTGCAGGTCTGTAGGCTCTCTGGTTATCGAATTCAGCTACTTCATTCGTCATAGTTATTCAGCCTCTCCTTTCTTCCGTGGTTTGACCGTGTCGGGTTCAACGATATAAGGTTGGTTCATAACAAAACCTTCATCAGTTTGAAGCCATTCGTCACCAACGTTCACGACAACTAGACGTTCCTCACGCTTAGCTAATCGTACAACATTATCCTCTGCTTGATCAGGGGTTGAACGAATGAATACCCCGGCAGGTGCTACAACTTTATAGGTAGTTTTTGCTGCTGCCACGATAGTTCTCCTCTCTTTCTTTATCATTAGAACCCTTTTTCATAAGTTTTGGACTCCAATAGACCGACTTTAGGTGAGTTTTCAGAACACTCATCAGTCCTGTCTAACAAGTCTTCCAAGTACGGTTGTGAAAGGAGCCAAAGTCAACCGTACTTTTACACCCAATCCTAGAATCAGCCTGTTGGAATCCAAAACCATTTTGAAAAAAATCGCAACGGGGGAATTTTTGATACCTGCCCCGATGCTAAAGAGGGAGCCCTGTAAAGGGTACCCCCCGGGGTCTAAAGTTTTATTTCATCTTCATCTTCTGTAAGAAACTCAAGATCTTCTTCGTAATCATCAGGTTTTGGTATCAACTTTAGATTTCCGAAGATGTTCTCTTCAAGCATCGAAGACACCGCTACCGACCAGGCATGTTCGTAATCTTCAATTGAACTAGATCGGAAGAG